CTTTTTTTTTTTTTAAATACTCTTAGTACCCTTTTTATTTTAGAGTGTTTTTAATAAATGGGAAGGGGGGATGATGGAGGAGGAGGAGAAGAAGAAGTTTTTCGATGGAGGAGGAGAAGGGATCGACTCAAGACTGTGTGGACTTTTGATTAGCCGCCCGGTATAATGGGCATGTGATTGATTAATAACTGGAGACTAAGATGCGCTACTATCATCAGTACGACGAAAAAGGTAATCATCGGATTGGAACGAGTAAGTATAATAAGGATAAGACTAAACCCATTGTGATTCGCTGGGGGCAATGGGCCAGTTATCGTTCGCCCGCAATGTTAGGACAATACGCGGCCGTTACGGAATATTACGCTGGCTCAAAAGAGTTTCCGCAAGCGAATAAACTTTATCGGATAACAAAAGATGTCTGGCCTTTGGAAGATTATCCGACAGAGGTAACAAGATAATGGCTGGCAAACAAATAAAGGCGCTGACCAAATCTCAAGCCATCCGAGCGCAGGAGCTGTATGCGCTCAGAGATGGCCGGGGAAAGCGCGTCTGGTCAATCATGCGACTCGCAAGCGAGTATGGCGTGGGGGAAACCACTATCTACCGAGCAATCAATCGGGCGGGAAGCTATCAGGATACTCCGGAAGCTTTGCCGCCGGCAGACAGCCCCGAATTCGCCCAAGCTGCCGCCGAATCCCAAGCACGCCTTCTGCGTATGATGGAGGAGCGGCCGGCGGAAACCGGGCCAGAAGCAATTGATATATTCATGGCTGAACCAAGTGTGCAAGCTAAGCTGCTGAAGGATATATCGGTTAAAAGAGGGATTGAGACGGCCGCCGAGGAACTGGTGCAGGAATTAAAGATTGTTAACCCACTTGATGAATAAGGAGCTATCATGCAAGGAATGAAAATGTATAAAGCAAAAAACGGCAAGCAACAATACATGCCCAGCCTCGACACTCTTCAAGCAATGGACGAGGAAGGGGATGGATTTTGTTTAGCCTGCGGCAACACACAACCCGCTGAACCAGATGCGCGCAAGTACACCTGCGAGTCATGCGGTGAAGCAAAGGTCTACGGTGCGGGTGAACTCGCACTGATGAACTTGGTTTACTAAGTATTGTACAGGCGGGGCAATAACTGTATTGCAATTCCCCGCCAATTTGTTATAATCAATCATCAACGGAGGCAACCGTGGCTATTCAATTAAAATTTTGTCCCTTTTGTGGTAATGATAAAATTTCCCTTTCACAATTGCGTGACAGTACTTATTCAACAATTACTTGCAATAGTTGTCATATTGTAGTTTTAAGCAAAACCGCGCATTCTGCTGAAGCGTTAATTCAGAAATGGAATGCCCGCGCTGATGATGAGGTTTAATATGGACTTCAATCAGACCTATTGGACAATCCAAGCAATGCGAAACAGTCGGCGGGCATTCCACCGCCAGCTCGCAGAAGCGCTCGTCCATGCTCACAATGCTGAGCAATCCATCATTTTCAACGCCCTGCCGGAATTGGCAGAAAAATTCGGGCCGGGTTCCAAGGCCTATCAGACGGCGGGAGGAATGCAATGATAGTTAGAATTATTGCAATCGACCCGAATCCTGACCCTAAGCGCACCAGTGATCTGCTGGTGTTTCAAGTGCCGGAACACAGCCGAGAATATTCTGTCCTCACCGAGTCCTTTAACAAGGCCGGCATCGAGTGGGATGTTGTCTTTTCAGTTCGCAAACCGAAGGAGTTAAAAAATGCTTCCTAACTGGTTTAATCAATCCCTGAAATATGCGCTGGGAGTGGCCTTTATCTCAGCAGGGTTTATCGCGCTGCTGTTCTTGCAGCTTGCTGGGAGCCTGACATGAGCGACACGAAACGGACTGATATGGAGTCATGGGCGCATCCCACTGACGGAACCGAGGTTGTTAATGCCGACTTTGCTCGACAGCTTGAACGCGAACTCTCAGCCGAGCGCGAGAAGGTCAGGGAGTTGCGGGAGGCGTTGGATTATTTGTTTGAGAATATTACGCCGCCGCCAGAAGCGAATTGCTCTTGTCATATGTCGCCGCCATGTAGTGATTGTGTGAATTATGGAGCCGAGCGCGAAGCCATCGTTATTGCCCGCGCCACACTGGAGAAAACGAAGTGAAAAAGGTTATCGAAACTCCGTGTTTTCCTAACAAGTGGAAGGTAGTCGATTGCATCTGGCCTACGGGGAACGAAACGTATCGCTACTACGCTTGCTACAAGGCGGCGTTAGCCGAGGCCGAACGACAAAACAAGGAGCCGAAATGAGCCAAACCCTCTCCCAACTCTGCGACGAATGCGGGCAGCCTACCTTGCACATCTATCGCTTGCACAATCGCATCCTTTGTGGCGATTGCAAGTGGTGGATTCTTGCACCGGAGACTAAGAATGAATTGCTGGATAATCCCCGGCGTGGGCAAGCTGCCGGACTTAATGCATTAATCAGGAAACCAGAATGATTGCCCACATCGGGAGCAGTATGTTACGTGATGCTTGGAGTGAGTGGAAACGAGATAACAGGAGGGTGGGGAAATGAACACAAACAGTATTCCATTCACAGAAGGCATGAGCGTCATCAAGCACAACGCGCTAAATGACCCAAGCTACGCCCCTTATTGTGGCCCATGTCCTACGCTGGTAAGAATGAAAAAGATTGAGCATCTTTACTGGCGCTGCGAATTTTGTGGGGCCGAACACGATGAACGGGAGCCGAAATGAGCGACATAACGATTGACGAGCAGATCAAGTATTTACTGTGCGGCGTGAAGGCGGGGATGTTGCGGGCGGCGGAGATTTGCAAGGAGTGGGAAGCCAAACTATCGCAAGGCGCAGGTTACGCAATACGCACGGCCAGAGAAGAAATCACCCGCGCCGCCGATCAGGTCAATGCAGATGGTTGCACTCGCAGTCATCCACACGAAAACATGAGCGCAGAGTGTGAGCGTAAAACCATTGAGGCCAAAAACGCAAATCACAGGCGCAATGCGGAGCTAATGGGTGTGTGTCAAGGAATGATAAATATCGTTGAGCGCGTTGGCTGCAAAGACTGGCGCGACGAAAACGGAAAACGGGTAAAAGATACGCCTGAGTGGGTAAGTTTTTATGTTGCAGTTCACAACGCAGCGGAGTGATTATGGTTACTGACGATCAAGTTGAAAGTTTGGTTTCCGGTATTGCTGAATTGCAGGCTCAAGTTTTACGTAAAGCAATCAGGGCGATGCTTGAAGCATTCCACGATAACCGTCGCGCTGCACCCCCTCCCGCCAGCCAGCCGGATACGGTGGCGGTGCCGATTCAGACACTGCACGTTAGCTTGCAAGTGTTGACGTTTCTGAAGGCTGTTTTAATTGGCCAAGGCTATCAAAAGGATAGCTCGTCAATACATCAACTTGAGATTGCATACTCTATGCTCAAAGCCGCGCAGGAGGCGAAATGAACAATAAGGCGCTGTTGATTGAGGTCACAGTTTACGATGAAGAAACAGGTGAAGTGTTCAGCCGACACGTTGAAACTTATACAGGGTCATATCATTACGAGGTTACGGGAATGTTCGATAGGCTAGGCGCAAAGTTTGCCCCGATTGCTGACCCTTATTACGCAGGGGATGCGAAATGATTACGATTGATGAGCGAGAAGTATTAGCGTTCAATCCATTTGACGGTGACTTCGGAACTCCTGGCGACAGAGTTTTAAAAGACAAACTCGTTACCGCCCGCAAGTCCGGGCAATGCCACATGTGCGCGCAAGAAATACAAATCGGGAGCCGTATAAGATCGCGGTCAGACATATTTGATGGCGCACTGATGAGCTATAGATGGTGCGAAAAATGTTGCTTGGCGATGGCCGCAAGCTGGACAGACAACGGGGACGCGCTAACTGCACGCGAGGCATTAAGGAGAAACCATGACACAGCCGACTAAGCCGACGATTGATGAGCAGATAGAAGCAGCGAAGGCGCTAGGCGGTGAACGTGGTGCAGCCATCCTCGCCGCCCTCGAACGCATCAAGCAAGCAGAGGCGGGGTTGCCGGTGGAGCCTGAGATAGTCGGCTGGCTTGAGCATCATAAAGGTGGAGATAATCTGAATTGGGAGCGTGTAGATCACGAATATGCAAAGGCTGACGCGCTGATTAAAAAGTCAGACTACGACACCCTCCGCGCCTACGCCGCGCAGAAAGAGGCCGAGAACGCGGCGCTGCGGAAGGATGCGGAACGGTATCGGTGGCTGCGAACGCACTTCCGGTTTGCTAATGACTCAGTGCGCGAAATCTGGTTTGACCCGAACATTGATCTGGCTGGCGCGTATGGCGCACACGAACCTGATGAACTTGACGCCGCAATCGACCAAGCGAGGACGAAATGACTGAATCTGTGAGCAAGACAGGGATGACGCGAGTAACCGGAGATTTTTCTTTACACGCAGAGCATAAGCCTGATCTTTGCACTGGCGACAAGTGCGGCCCGTGGCGAGTAGTTGATTGTTGTAAACGCCACGAAGATATGGACGTTGTTGAATGCGCTAAATGCGGGCTTCAAAAGGTAGTCGGATGTTCATTCGACGAGGATATGTCATGACTGACACAGCGATGGGGCTGCTGCGAGAGGCTGTGAAAGTCATAGATTCGCTTGATGCGATTATTGCTGGTGAGATTAGCAATGATTGGGCTGACTTTTTCGGCAAGGATTGGGAGGATATGTATGACATTAAGTCACGCATCACCGCCCTGCTGGACAGCGGCGGGTGGGTGAAGGTGGATGATGGGTTGCCGGAAAAGAACACGACCGTTCAGGTTCATTGCGGGTGGGTAGATGTTGCGACTTACGAGCCGAAACATAAACGCATAAAGTCTCACGCATGGTATCAAGAACCTGCTGGTATAAACCCGAACCTCACTGTTACCCACTGGCAACCACTACCTCCCCTTCCGAAAGGATAACCAATGACCGACTTCCTCACCAAGCTGGAAGAACTGAAAGCCGCCATCCGAAAGCTGAAGGTGGAATGATGGCTAAAGTATTCATTACCGGACGCACGCCAGAATGGACGGGAGATACACGCATGACCAAAGCCGACGAACTGTGGGAGAAGTATTCTGATGACACAGGATACAAGCGTCGAAAAATGTGCGAAGCAGGATTCCTCGCCGCCCTCAAGGAATACGGGGAAGCGGTCAGAAAGAGGGATGCGGAGATAGCAAAGTTTCAGGGCAGTCCAACCTTAACTATCGGAATGGCTGGCGCACAGAGTTTTGCAAATAGGATTGCCGCCGCGATAGAGCGCGAACCTTTACCTTAACAAGAGACTGTAATGCTATATAATGAAACAACAACAAAATTGACTTTAAGTGAGCTTGAGTTAGATTTAATTATAAGAGGACTGTTTGTTTTACAAAAAAGTCAACCTGAAGAGAGTCTTGCTATACAAAAACTTTTAAACAAATTTAATTCTGTTATTTTTAAATTATAAGGAATTATTATGAAATTCCGTTGCGCCTCAGGTAAGCATTTCTTCAATGCAGAAGACAAGGCAGATAATTGCCCAACTTGCCGCCGGTCAACCGACCTCGCGGTTAAGCGCTATTTCAAGCGGCAGTCCAACGAAATGCTAAGGGATGCCGAAGTTGAAACTCGAGGGGGCGAGCGTTATGGCACCCATTCTCCTTTAACCCTTGATCCAGTCTGGAAATCAAAATGATCCTCTTCCGCGCAGTCTACCAACGAGACAAACAAGAACGTTGCATCACCTTCCCCGCACTGGACGACTCAATGGCTCTTCAATTCGCCCGCCAGTGGACAGAACGAGCCGCCCGTTACTGGAAGGACGTTCGCTTGAAGGCCGTTTATCCCTTCCGTAAGGGATTAGCCGCCCGCAGCGAAGACCTCGAGACCCGGCAGAGAGTTCTCAGTTTTGAAAAATAGTTTAAAATCTTGGTGGACATTCCGCCGCAATCATGTATAATTGCTATTCAATGATTAAACGGGAGTTCGGCGGCTGCCCGTCAATAATAGAGCTGCCAACTAGATAGGAGTTTATGATGGCTGAAGCTAAACCGAAGGCAGAAGTTCAGATGGTTCAGATGGAAGATGGCCGGACTGTAGGGTTCGCGGGCAAGCGCAAAGTGCTGAAAGAAACGCTGCTGGATGAGAGTAAAGTGCTGGTTGACGGTGATACCGTTACCCTGCAAGCCGGCGCTGTTTCAATCCGCATGGACTTCCGCAATGGCGCAAGCCGCACCTTTGTTCTGCCGCTTGGCCTGCTGGCCCAGTTCGCTGGCCACGGTGCTGAGCAGAAGTACGGCGATGAGCTGGCTGCCCCGGCAGACAAGCCCCTCTCCGAAGACGACATGGTGCTGGCGGTTGAGGCGCTGGATGAACAGATCCAACGCGGCGACTGGCGGACTGTGCGCGAAGGCGGCGGCGGCGGTGTATCCGGTGCTTCCGTTGTGGTTCAAGCAGTTGCTGAAGTCACGGGCAAATCCATCGCTGAGGTTAAAGCGTTCATCCAGAAGAAACTGGACGATGCCAAAGCCAAAGGCGAGAAGCTGTCCCGCAACGATCTCTATTCGGCTTTCCGCAATCCGAGCACCAAGACCGGCGTGGTTATCGCCCGGCTGGAATCGGAGAAAGCGGCCAAGTCGCAGAAGGTCAGCGCGGACGATCTCCTGTCCGAGATGTAAGCAGCCCAGTCTGGTTCAGCCCTTTGCAAAAGGGGCTGTTCCAGAGGGGGTTGTTCCTGTCGGAGGCGGCGGCTGAAGATCGTATGCTTCTACGCGGAATGAGCTTCGGGGTTACAAATAGCCCCCTCTACCCAGCACCTGTTTATCTCCATTTACGGGTGCTGTGATTAGCCGACAGGTCTGAACAACCTGCCCCCGGCGAGTCCAGTGATGGTTGCCTCCGGCACTGGGCGGCATGGAAGGGAGTGGGGATCGTCCCACTCCCTACTGTGTTTTCAAAGATTGAGGCAATTGCTTTGTTGACTCATTGGTGTTATTGTGGCATAATACATATTCGATATTTAACGGAGGCAAACCGTGACACACCGCTTAACATTCCCCGCTCCGCGCAGATGTTCCTACCCCACCCACAGTGGGATGTTCCGCAGCACGCCTTGGACTGAATCTGCTGTAATCCTGTATCAGAAAGCCGGCGGCTGGTTCCAGCGCGGCTTGCACGACTTCACCGACGACGCTGCCCGCAAAGCAGCCTTCGGCAACCCCTAATCTCTGGAGGCAACCATGAGTGCATTTGACCCAAGCGATGAAGAACTCGCATCAGCCGAACAGTTTCAGCAATCCCTCGACACCGACCCGATCTGGGAAGACCCACTTGAAGATTTGCTCAACGAAGCTTTGCTGGCTCGTAAGCTCCCGCCCAAGCGGAAGAAGTCTTCCGACCCTGCAGTCAGGGCAATCAACCCAACCGAAGCAATGCGCGCTCTTTATTCCAATCCAGAGAACTGGACGCGCACAAGGGGACTCGCGCTGGTTGACAAGCAAACCCACACAGTGATTGGAAACTACAGCGAGTATATCCACAATCAGGTTCCTTCCACTCGCAAACTGATCCGGGAACATCAGCCAATCGCGGTAGATGGGATGGAAGAGATTGATGGTTACTTGGGGCCGGAGAAGGAGTTGTCAGTTCGCAGCATCACTTGGGATAAGACATTCCCCGCTGTGGAAGGAATTGTGCTGGACGAGCTGGGTGTGGAAGCGCCGGCGGTCGAGGTGACAATCTGCACTCGGTTTAACATGACTGTCAAGGTAACGCTGGATGCAGATACGCAGTTTGCTTCTGCCTCCGGTAATGTGTTGCTGCAATTCCCTGCAGGGACGGATATATTCCCCGCCTGTTCAACCGATACGAAGATTAGCCTGAGAAAGTGGGTGATGGAATGAAACAGAAAATCAACTTGAATGCGCTGTTAGATGAGCGTGTTGATGAAGCTTGGAAGGCTGCGAAAACACGATTGTCTCAGATTGAAACATACCGCAAGTATGCTGAGACTTTCCGCCGACTCAGCTACTTCTACGACACCCATGTTTACACTTTTGGCCGGCCTATCTTGCAGTTGAACACTTCCAGCATGAAGGAAGCCGAAGCCGCGCTTGAAATGATTGAAGATGAACATGGTGTTACTTTTGATCGTTCAAGTGATATGGCAGGAGAGTCGTTTGCCGAACGTACTTTTACTGCGGAAGGTCTCGACTTCCAAGTTGATGTGCGAGTGGCCGGCGAAGCCTGCAAATCAGTGTTGGTTGGCTACGAGCAAGTTCCCAAGTATGAAATACGTTGTGATGAGGAGACACCAGAATGACCCGTTTCCGCTGCCGGCAGTGGGGCACCGCTGACTGGACTGAAATTGATGTAGTTGGTTCGGGGGAAGAAGATGATGTGGTGGAGGATGCTGTTTGCAGCATCATCGGTTCCGCCCTTGAGACCAGCTCCTTGCACATCCAGCGCTGGAATGACGATGAAGGTGAATGGGAGGATATGGAATGAAACGCAAGCCAGCATCACCACTACAGATTGCCGCCCGCAAGAGGGCGTGGCGTATCCTTCAACTACGCGGAGCTATTACCTTCCTACAGAGCATTGGCTTGCATACCTTGGCCGACTCGGTTAAGCTCCACGGCGGCACGGCAATCGAACATAAGTGGAAGTTGGATAAGGAAATCTAATGGGCCGACGTAAGGAACTAGATGCGCGCGTTTCCCTCTATCTAATGCTGCCTGAATCAGTCCGCGCTCGGCTGGACTTGTTCCTCTATTCGGAGGTAGAAGGCCGCGTGCCGTTGGGGAGTTACCAGCAATTCTTCCTCGAGCGCATCAGGGAATTTTTTGATAGCCGCCGGCTCGACCTCTCCCCCTTTGGATTGCAGGGCTACTATGTCTTTGGCCCGAAAGCAATGGTCGATGCGCTTGAACAGAAACTAAAGGAGAAGCTATGATCCGCGATTTCATTTACGAATGGGCTTGGATTATATTTATGTTCACAGCGAGCTATACAATTATAATCATAGCTCACGCCATTCAAGCCAGCATGGAGTGTCTATGAACCTCGAACTGCAGAATCAAATTTCCATCTGGCGACGCAAAGCCGCCGACGGAACCCTCACCGAAGATGAGATGCGGCAAGCAATCCTCGCCCTTCGTGCAGGTAGGGTAGGTGCTGCCACAGCAGCGGCCAAGTCAAAGGCCAACGCTAAGAAGGTTGTGCCGGATGCAGACACCCTGCTTCAGGAGTTGGGGCTGTGATCTGCCCCCACCTACAAGCCGCCTGTCTACACGACCCCTTCTGCCCTCTCACTCCCGAGACGGGCAAGACCTACTGTCGTCAGTGGTTGTATCAAATTCAGTTAAACGCAATCAAGGAGAGAACAGAAAATGACACCATTCCCAGCAGTAGTGGACAGCAGTCTGATCGCCGCCTTCCGAAGCTGCCACCGCAAGGCGGAGCTTGATTTCTTCCTTCATTATAAATCCCGTGAACCAAGCGTGCATCTCCACGCCGGCGCTGCCTACGCGCATGGGTTGGAAGCTTCTCGGCGAGCGTTCTACGAAGAGGGCCGGTCTGCCGACGACGCAGTAGCCATTGGTGTGGGGGCTTTGCTCACCGCCTACGGAGACTTCGAGCACCCGGAAGACTCTCCCAAGTCCGCCACTCGCATGGCCGGCGCGCTGGAATTCTACTTCGAACGTTACCCCTTGGAGACAGACGATGCAACCCCGATTATCCTCCCTTCTGGTAAGCGTGGCATTGAGTTCTCTTTCGCGGAACCGATCGACATTCTTCACCCAGAGACCGGCAACCCTATCATCTATTGCGGAAGGATGGATATGGTTGTCAACAAATCCGGCTTGGTGTTGGGTGAGGATGATAAGACTACATCCCAGCTTGGAGCCAGTTGGTCTAAGCAATGGGATTTGCGCAGCCAATTCACTGGATACACATGGGGAGCTCTCAAAGGAGGAATTAAGCTGGATGGCTTCCTTGTGCGCGGCGTTTCCATCCTCAAGTCGAAGTATGATACAGCGGAGGCTATCACATATCGCCCTCTATGGCAGATTGATCGCTGGTATGCACAGCTCCTGCGTGACGTGGAGGCAATGATTCAGTGTTGGAAGACAGGCTATTGGGATTACAATTTGGATCATGCCTGTGCGGAGTATGGAGGGTGTCAGTTCAGAAGTGCTTGCCTTGCCAACGATCCTACCAATGTGCTGAATGCTTTCTTTGAGCGCCGCCGGTGGGACCCAGTCACTCGGATCGAAACCAAATTGGAGGAGAATTAATATGTTTGGCTTTAATAGAATTGACAAGCTAGAAGCACGGCTTAACAAGCTGCACTCGCGCATTGAAATGCTTGAACGTAAGCTAACAGAGCAACAAGATGGAAACGAGTATCGTGTTTATGAAGATGTAACCTCCTGGATGGTTTACAGAAAATGTTCTTCGGTTACTTATACTCCTAAGCAAATGTTCGACTTGCTGTTTGACTTTTTAAAAATACATCCTGCTTATAAAGAAAGTTCTATCTCTCTGGAGAAGAAAAATGGCCGTCCTTGAAACTGTCTCGCGGAAGCATGTTACCTTTGACCCCGGCAACGCCGAGCACCGGGCAGTCTACTGGCGGCTGCGCACAACAGGAAGGCAAGACCCGGAACTCCGTTTCATCATTGACGAGGGGTTTAGCTCTATTATCACTATGATGCAGACGAAACTGGCTGATTACTATTGCAAGCCGGCGGCGGCATTAAAGCTCTCCGGTCGTATGCGCGTCATTGACTTAAAATGAAATGGGATGAGTATGCAGTCCTTGCCAGCATCTTCATCCTTATTCTCTACTGGCACATCACCAAAGGTTTTCTCAGTGGACTCTTTGGGAACTTTCCATGAGAAGTATTCAGTTATTGTGCTGCTTGGGAATAACGTGGGCGGCCAGTTTTCTTTTGATCCCGGTGCTTGGCCGCGGCTCCGCTACCGCAGAACAGGAGTTGCTTATTTCTGCCCACACTGCGGAGACATTTGGGCACGGCTGGTTTTTACCGACAGCCGCGGGGTGCAGATGCCCTTCGATGTTGAGCGAGTCGCCTGTGCCAAACACCCCGACTCGTGGAATACAGCCGGATCGCTACTTGCTAGTGGACTCGAGGCGTTGGTGGAGTTGCTTCCATCGGATGTGTTGAAGAGAGAGTTAGAATTACACATAAAGGAGTTACAGAATGAGTGAACAATTGCTGCTTGCAGGGCCGAACATCCTCCTCAATGGAGATGCAGGAACGGGCAAGACCTATGCACTGGGAACGTTGATTGACTGGTGCCAGAAGAATGGGATTGAATGTTTCTATCTGGATATTGAAAACAGTTTAGAGACATTGCTGGGTTACTGGAAGGATAGAGGAGTGGAAGTTCCCGCTTGTCTGCACTACCACCAGATGGTCTCCGCCCCAGTCGGACTAGCTCAGATGGTCAAGGGCGCAGAGGATACAGGCAACCTCACCTATGAAATGCTGACAAAGAAGACTGACATTGATAAAGGAAAGAACAATGCCTATTGGAAGATACTCGCCGCCCTTGCAAACTTCCCGGATGATCGGACAGGAAAACTGTTTGGAGGAGTCGATTCTTTCGGGGCAGATAAATGTTTTATCTTGGATTCCTTCACCGAGCTCTCTAACGCCGCGGCTAAAATGGTGGTCGGAAGTCGACCAACAATGGCGCCCCCTGACTACGGAGTAGCCCAAAACCATCTGATGAATTTCCTCCGACTGGTCACGCAGGGTTGCGCTTGCACCTTTGTCATGACTGCGCATCCAGTCAGGGATAAGAATGAATTAACCGGGCAGGTCAACACGACTATCAAGACAATTGGCACGGCGATTCAGCCGGAGATTCCTCCGCTGTTTTCTGATGTAATCTTCACCATCAGGGAAGCAGACAAATTTTACTGGGATACTGCCGCTTATGGGGTAGTGACCAAAACCCGATCGCTGGGGTATAAGAGTAAGATCGAACCTAACTTTGCTTTGATTATGGAAGTGTGGAAGCAAAGGAGTGGGAAATAATGCTTACAAAATCTGGTAATGTTTCTGCGCACATACCAACTAATGGAACAAAAGACTCTCACTATATTCGTGTTGGTGCAGCCTTTACTGACGACGAAGGTCGTATAGTAATTAAAATTGATTCCTTACCTTTACCAAACAGTAATTGGCAAGGTTGGTTAAACATATTCCCCCTTGATAAAATTCAGGAGAAGTAGTCACCGGCAGCTCCTGTCTTAACATTGCCGGTATCTCAATCCTATAGGAGAATTAAGATGAGTGAAAGTGCATTTGACCCTAACCTGCTTTTGCAGGCGCAGATTACCGAAGTAAACGAGAAGCGCCCGCCGCTTCCGGTGGAGAATCCCGCCTCCCAAGACGGCTTCTACACCGCCACGATTGACAAGCTGACTCCCAAAACCGGCACCATCGGCAAGGGTGATCGGACTGGCCAGCCGTGGATGATGGTTGCGGTTGCGCTGAAAATTGATGTGCCCCAACAGCTGCAAGATGCGATGCGCTTGCCGCCCGTTGTGACCATCACTGACAGCTGCTTCCTCGACCTCACTCCCCAAGGTGGGATGGACAATGCGCCGGGAAGGAATGGCCGCCAGCGCCAATATCGCGAGGCCCTTGATATGAACAAGGCCGGCGATGTTTGGAGCTGGGAGCGCGCAGTCGGGCGTCCGCTGAAGCTGCAGATCAAGCATAAAATCAGCGACACCACCGGGGATATTCTGGAGGAGGTCGGTCGGCTGATGAAGCTTTAATCAGGAGTCGTCTCCCTGTTTTGCCCCCGCAAGGGGGCTCTTTTTAAAAGGCATTTATGCGAGTGGGTTTTAAAAAGAGAATTGAATCAGATGGGTATGAGTATCCTCTGGCCGGTTCTATCTGTCCCCTTTCAACCCTAACAGAGGAGTCCTCCTATGCGCCTGATCAGCCTATCCGCAATTCAGATCGCCCCCAATCGACAAAGAAAAGAGTTCGACGTATCTTCCATAATGGAACTGGGAGATAGTATCGAATCAAAGGGATTGTTTCACCCGCTGGTAGTGCGGCAGGAAGGGGAAGGCCTGTGGTGGCTGGTCGCCGGCGAGCGCAGGATGCGGGCGATTGCCGACTTGTATGAACTTGGAAAGGAATTCTCCCATGATAATAGTCTGGTGCCTTCTGGCTTTGTCCCTTGTGTTAATCTGGGGGATTTATCAGTGCTTGAAAGGGAAGAAGCCGAGCTTGAAGAGAACATCAGAAGGGTTGATCTCAGCTGGCAGGAGCGAGCCGAAGCAACCAGCCGACTTGCTAACCTGCGAGGTAAGCAAGCAAGCGCAAGCGGTCTTCCTTTACCAAGTGTCGCGGAAATCTCTCAGGAAGTCCGCGGCAGCTCAGAGGGCGTTAATCAGGAAACAACGCGGCGTGAGATCATCGTCGCCAGGCATCTCCACGACCCCGAAGTCCGGGCTGCTAAGACTGTCAATGATGCGTTTAAAGTTCTTAAACGGAAGGAAGATGTGCGGAAGAATACTGAACTGGCCACCGAGGTCGGGCGCACATTCTCCCAAGCTTCCCACACATTGCTGAATGCAGATTCATTAGTGTGGTTAGCCGCCTGCCCTAGGGAACAGTTTGATGTAATCCTCACTGACCCTCCCTATGGCATGGGTGCAGATGAGTTTGGGGATTCGGGCGGGAAGGCCGCCGGCGCTCATGGTTATAAGGATTCAGTTGAAGTATTTGAAACTTGCTTGGACGCAGCTTGTAAGCATTTCTGGAGTATCACCAAACCACAAGCTCACCTTTACTGGTTCTGCGACATTGATAAGTTCCACCAGTCACGGGCGGCATTCGAGTCGGCCGGCTGGTGGGTTCACCGCACCCCTATCATCTGGCACAAGATGAATGGGAGTCGGGTGCCGTGGCCTGAGCACGGCCCGCAGCGGAAGTATGAGATTCTGCTGTATGCGGTGAAAGGAAAGAAGCCAGTTACCCGCATCTACCCTGATGTGATCAGCTGCTCCTCCGACGAGAACCTCGGCCATGCTGCACAGAAGCCGGTTGCCCTTTATCAGCAATTGCTGCAGCGTTCGGTCAGACCGGGCGACGCAGTGCTAGATTGCTTTGGAGGAACCGGGCCTATCTTGCCGGCGGCTCACGATTGCAAGTGCAAAGCAACCTATGTTGAAATGGACCCGGCTAGCTACGCGATTGCTGTTAAGCGGCTGGAACAGATAACCGCGCAGAAGGAATTGGAGCTGTGATGAATAAACTACCTAGCACAATTACTCAGCTTACAAGTTGGATTGAGCAGCATTACAATGTTTACTATAGCCCCAGGCGTTCGTTTATAGATTTACCTGTAACACTTGAAATGAATGGGCAGTCTACTACTTTTTACAATCGTATTTGTTTTGTCACGGTTGCGCTGAGAGGCAGACCTTCGGCTATCTGTCGCCACATAGCTAAGCGACTGGAAGAGATAACTCCTCGAGAAATCTTTGTAGACGCAGCTGCTCCTCTGTTCATTCGTTCACCGTTTGAACAGGGTAAAAATCATGAGTCAGGAGATTGGCAGGTGTATGGGAGGATAGCTTTCTGGGATAACGATATTCAAAAAGCTTTGCTCGCTTCTGACTTTATCAAAAAAGAAGGTACTTTTGTCCCACAATTTAAACTCGAAGAGGAGGACTAAATGCTCGTCTTAGCAGATACAGAAACCACTGGCCGGGAACCGCCGGAAGTAATTGAATTGGCTTGGATACAAATCACACCCGGCACTTGGGACAAAGCAACTTTTTATTTTCATCAATTCTACAAGCCTATCAATGGCTCTTGTTTCGGAGCATTAGCTACCCACCACATCCACGACGAGGAACTGGTTAACAACCAGCCCAGTGTCGATGCTAAGTTACCAAAGGACACAACCTATCTAATCGCCCACAACGCCGACTACGACTGGCAAGCACTCGGCAGCCCTGTGCATGTAAAGCGCATTTGCACCTTAGCAATAGCTCGTGCTCTTTGCCCTGAGTTGGATTCGCATAAGCTCGGCGCGTTAGCCTACGCCTTCTCAAAGAATTACTCCCTAACAAGGCAGCAATTAAAGGGAGCTCATTCAGCCGCCGCCGACGTCGAGTTATGCTACAGTATCTTGGTAGAGCTAATCTCAAAAGCAACGGCGAAAGGCGAAACCCTCGCAACAGCAGAAGACCTTTGGAAATTCTCAGAGCGCTGCCGCATCCCCACGGTAATGGCCTTTGGGAAACATAAGGGGATGCTGATAAAGGACTTGCCGAAGGATTACAAAGCTTGGTGTTTGCGTCAACCGGACTTCGATCCATACATCCTGAAAGCTATGAGAGGGGAAACGCAGTGAACTACGTGAAAGCTAAAGCCGCCTGCAATGATGTTGCAGAAAATGTGGAGATAATGATGGAATGCCTGTGTCAGCGGGGCTTCACCCGCAAGGAAGCAGTCCAAATGATAACCGGCATGCTTTCAAGTTCAGTCGTCTACACTCCCTTCGCCGGCGTGGTAGCGGATTCTGATGGCAGCGCAGTTCACTAAGAGGAATAAAAATGCCCCATCATGGCAGCGGGCCTATCCCCGCTCAGGTAATGATTGTTGGAGAAGCTTGGGGGGAATATGAAGAAGCGAGAGGAGAACCGTTTAGTGGCAGGGATGGAGAAGAACTCAACCGGATGCTGCAAGAAGCTGGCTTGCTTCGCAGTGCTTGTTTTGTTACTAGTCTGGTAAACAGGCGTCCTCCTAATAGCGACATAGCCGCCTGGGTCTCCGAGAAGAAATCGCCGCCGGACGCTTCCTTCCAGCGCCTCCACGACATATGGGCTGCCCCGCAGGTAGTGCTTGGGTATCAGCAACTGCAAGCAGAGATTGAACTTGTCCAGCCCCGCATCATTATTGCCTGTGGTAACTGGGCAATGTGGGCTTTGACCGGGAAGAAGGGAATAACTGCTTGGCGGGGAAGTGTGTTGAAAGGGCCGAGGGATATTAAAGTAATTGCTACCTTGAACCCGCGTAGCGTTATGTCCGTCTGGTCTTGGCGGGGGGCTATGGTTAATGACCTGCGCCGAGCGAAGCGGCATCTCGAGGAGCCGGGCTGGAACCCGCCGGTGTGGGAGTTTCAAATCCGCCCGGACTTCTTCCAAACCATAGCAGCACTAATGCAGTTGCAGACCTTAGCCGACCAGCAATCCATCTGGCTCGACCTCGACCTCGAGACCAGCACTGGCCATCTCGCGTGCTGCGGGATTAGCTGGAGCACAACGGAGGCAATCTGCATCCCCTTCATGACGAAGGATAATAAGGAAGGTTACTGGTTGCCGGAACAGGAAGGGGAAATTGTTTGGCACCTGTATAAACTCTTCACTCATAAGAACGTGAATGTGCGCTGGCAGAATGGCTTATACGACGCACAGTATATCTATAAGCACTGGCACTTCATCCCCCGTGGTGCGCAAGATACCATGATCAGCCAGCACGCAATGTTCTCCGACCTCCCCAAGAGTCTTGCTTACCAAGCCAGTCTCTATGCTAAGTGGTATGTCTACTGGAAGGACGAGGGGAAGAATATTCAGATGGGCGGGTCGGAGGAAGAACACTGGCGCTATAATTGTCAGGATTGTATCTACACGCGAGAGGTAGGGGAAGCTGAACTCAGCATGACCAAGCAGTTCGCGGCGAGTAGCTGGCCGGCGGCAGAGCGCGTCCACACCTTTCAGCAAGCCATGTTCTACCCTGTCCTCAAGGCTATGATGCGGGGTGTGGGAGTGGATAAGAAGCAGCGGGATAAGCTGGCGCTGGAAGTGCAGGAGCAGATAACCCATCGGGAAGACTTCCTTCAGCATGTGCTTGGGCATAACTTGAACACCGCGTCTCCTCTGCAAATGAAGACACTGTTCTATGAGGACTTAGGACAGCCGCCGATCAAAACCCGCCCGACTAAATACAAGCCTGCAACGGTAACTTGCAACGACGAAGCGCTGCAGAAGATTGCCGCCCGCGAACCACTGTTAAAGCCAATCATAAACTGCATCTCAGACATTCGCACATTCGACCTGTTCCTCAGTAATTTTATACTCGCTCGGCTGGATGAAGATGGCCGGATGCGTTGTTCTTATAACATTGGAGGTTCTGCCAGTGGAAAGTCCGCACCCAAAACATACCGACTCTCCAGCAGCAAATCCGCCTTCGGCTCCGGCACCAATCTCCAAACCATTCCTTCGGAGAAGTCTAAGTCAGTCGGTAAAGCCGCTGCGCGTGGCCATGTTGCTATGCTGGGCGATCCTTATACTTTCCCTAATCTCAGGTCTATGTTCCAGCCCGATCTGGGCTTTACCTTTTTTGATATGGATCTTGATAGAGCTGATCTTCAGGTAGTCGTTTGGGAAACGGATGATCAGATGCTGAAGGCGGCGTTGCGACTTGGAACGGACATTCACCTGCTGAATGCGTTTGTAATAGATGGAAAGGAACCGCCGCCGCTGGAGGAACTCGTAGAATCCCATCCCCGGTATGCTGACCACCGCGGGCCTATGAAGCATAAACGTGAATTCGCAAAGGTATTCTGCCATGCCTGTGTAACAGGCGATCATGAAGTATTAACTCCACAGGGTTGGCAGACTATTGAATCTCTTTCTGGCGAGGAACAGATTGCAATCTGGTCACTTGAAGATGAGAAGATTATATTTGAAAAACCCTTTGAATGGCATCGAGGCTTTACTCAGCCCGGTGAAGATTTGATTGAATTTTCAGGACAAGCTTACAACCAGTTGGTTACACTAAACCACAAGCTTCCTTTTAAATACGACGACGGAAGTTATAAAGTAGAAGAGGCTCGTAAAGTAATTCAACGTAGTGTGGCTCGTTTACCTAAGTCTGGTTTTTATTCCGGCACTATTGACACTAAGTGTGCACGTTTAATTGCAGCCTTTGTAGCAGATGGAAGTTTAGATAAACATGGTAACGTAACTTTTCACTTTCACAAAGAACGTAAAAAGGAAAGATTAAGAACTTTATTAGAAGGATACACTTACTCTGAATATGACAATCGTTTCTACATTCCTCAACGAGAAGCTAAAGTATTTTCTTCGCAGGGGAAATTGTTTGGTGATTGGTTGCTGCAATTAACAGGCGAAAATTTAGACGAAATCTTAGACGAATCTCAGTATTGGGATGGCTCTGTTAGCGAAACCGGCGGCATTTCTATTTCATCTGTTAATCAGGAACACTTAGAATGGCTACGCACAATTGCCCATCTACGTGGTAAAGCTTCTCAATACCAAGGAACTCAAGTTAGTAGCTTTGGCTCAACGGTTCATCGTATTTCTTTAAACAATCGACCAATGGCTACCTTAAACAGTATGATAATTCGCTTGCACACTCAGACAGATTGCACTCCTGTTTACTGTCCGCGCACTTCAACCGGATTCTTTATGGTCAGAAGAGCTGGAAAGATTTCCGTAACTGGTAATACAAATTACGTTGGAAGTCCACGAACCATCGCCGGGCACCTGGGTCGTTCAGTCGCTGAAATTGAACGCGCACAAAAAATCTGGTTCGGGGCACACCCTGGTATTAAAAAATGGCATGACCGCATCAGCCAACAAATCTCCAAGCACCGGTTTGTTGAGAATAAATTTGGGTATCGCTGGTATATCTTTGACCGGCTTGATACACTTCTTCCTGAAGCTGTAGCTTGGATTCCCCAAAGCACCGTCTCCATAGTGATTAACAAGATTTGGATGAACTTGTTTCAGAATAGACAGGAGGCAGAGTGGTCGTTTGATATTGACTTCCTGCGGAGTCGCTTGGCCGCCGGCGACCCTTGTGAAGTGCTGTTGCAGGTGCATGATAGCTTAGCCGGCCAGTTCCCCACTCATAAGAAGGAAGCTTGCGTTGCGCGAATGCTGGAGCTGTCAAAGATAGTTATCCCCTACGACGACCCGCTGATTATCCCGACCGGAGTGAACTGTAGTGAAGAAAACTGGGGTGCTTGCTGATGTCGCGCGAAGAAGCTAAAAATGATAAAGTTTACAGATCGTGGTCTAAGATGATGACTCGCTGCTACGATCCTCGTTACCATGCCTATCATCGTTACGGAGGCCGTGGCATAATAGTTAGAGAGCGCTGGCATACTTATACAAATTTTAGAAATGATATGTGGGAAACATGGTTCTTAGGTGCTACGGTAGATCGTATTGATAACGATGGCCACTATGAACTAAACAATTGTCGTTGGCTTTCTAAAAGCGAAAATAAAAAACCTTATAAATATGATGGGGCTACCATTGCTAAACTATATAAACAAGGTATGAAACAAAAAGCAATTGGTGCGTTATACGGGTTGTCTCAGGATCGTATTAGCAAAATAATTAAAAGAGAAAATCGTGGCGAGACACTTTAAAAACTGGTTAAAGGCTTATGTAGATTATGCGGGCGTCACTGAGGCGCCTAAACGAATGCATTTTTGGAGTGGCGTTGGAACACTTGCGGGTGTCCTGCGTAGACGTGTATGGATAGATATGAAACGCTTTACTTGGGTTCCAAGTTTCTATATTATATACGTAGCGCCGCCTGGTATTGTCGCCAAATCCACGACAGCTGATATTGGTATGGACTTGTTGCGTCAAATTCCTGGAATTAAATTCGGCCCCAACAGTATCACATGGCAAGCACTGGTTACTGCCTTTGCAGGTGCGGCGGAAGCGTTTGAGTATCCGCCGGCCTCCGGCGAGTGGCATCCTATGTCTCCCCTCACCTTGGTTGCCAGCGAGCTCGGTTCCCTAATCAATCTGCAAGATCGGGATATGGTCAACCTCTTAATCGAACTCTGGGACGGAAAGAAAAGCTATGAAAAAATTACTAAGATGTCTGGCAATGATATTATTGAGGCTCCTTGGATTAACTTGCAAGGTTGCACGACTCCTCACTGGATTGCTGATAACATGCCTCCTGCTACTATCGGGGGCGGTCTTTCTTCTCGCTGCATTTTTCTATACGCTGATACAAAAGAGCGTTACATTGCTTATGTGGATGAAGCAGTTGGAAGAGAAGATCACCTCACTCGGCAGAAGTTGATTGAGGACTTGGAGCATATCTCGGTTGCTTTGTGCGGCCCCTTTACCATTTCGGAAGAGGCCCGCGTGTGGGGGCGGAAGTGGTATGAGGCGTTCTGGAAAATGGCCTCCGCCCGCATGGACGATCAGATGCTGGAAGGTTACGCCGCCCGCAAGCAAACCCACATGCACAAGCTGGCGATGATTGTCTCGGCGGCCCAGCGGGATGATCTGATCATAACGGTAGATGATCTGCAATTGGCCAACAGCATGCTGGAAGACCTCGAGCGTGACATGCCGAAGGTGTTCTCCCGTATTGGCAAGACCGAAGATTCCCTCTACGTCGAGCGCTTCGTTGCTTTAATGGAAAAGAAAAAAGAAGTTTCTTATACAGAGGCAATGAAAATGCTGCACAATTATTTTCCCGACGCGAGAGATATGGAGGGAATTGTTGCTGGTGCCTTGCGAGCTGGCTATATTAAAGTAGATACATCGCCGGGAGGAATTACAGTGCTGAAGTATATCGGCAATGTGTTATCGCCAAATAATACCAATGTAAAATGATTACACTCCGCGAACTCATCTGCAAAGACCTGAAGTATTGCTGTCCCTATGCCTTCTTCTGTATGTTCAAGAAAACCGCATTGTTGGCGGAGCGGCTAGGAGTAACTCCCCGCGCGATCCGCTTGCATAAAAGCAAGTGGCGCAACGGGGAGTATGTTTGCGAGGGACAGGTGAACTGTTTAAAGAAGAAGCTCGGCCTCAAACCGCCGCCGCGCAACCAGTCCCGGTAGCTTTCGTCCGCCACCAAATACCCAGCGTTGTATCTCCTCGGCGGCTCTTTCCCATTCCCTCTCGTTAATCCGCCGCCGAAGCGTGCTCGAGGCGTAACGGGTCGGCCCGAGGTTAAAGATAAAATCCGCAATGGCCGTTAAACGAGAGTCCGGTTCTTGGGTTAGAACTGGCGATAAACGTACCGCATGGGCCGCATATACGGGCAGCAGCTGCATCAGTTCGTCCGTTCCCTCGTCAATGGTCACCGGCGCTCGGTCGCGTTGGCATAGGACGCCGTAACCAATAGTCCAATAACCGGCGGGACATAAATACGGAGCGGCCAGAATTACCGGGCGGCGTTGCACTACCCGGTGAAATCCCTCGAAGTGTTTGACTGCTTCGACCAGTTCAGATGGAAGCTTCACGGCGGCGAATTGCCCTGTCAACAAACCAGAACCCGATGATAGAGAACATAACTGCGTGATCGTTTGGAGTCCACATTTGGACAATAGCATCTTTCCACGGAGTCTCCTGTTCCAACAGTATGTAATAGCTCGCCAGTTTGTAACTCCCATAGGCGGCTATACAATACCAGTAAGTCAGCAGCGGTCGCACAAACGAGGAGGCGGCGTCTGCCACTGTCGTCAGCGCGTCCAACCACTTGTTTCCTGATAGCCGCTTTGGAGTAGCTTGCACGGTGTTTACCGCTACCAACGCCTTTAGCTCTTCCAATTGGTTTTGAATTTGACCTTGGGTTTCAAGCTTTTGCAGTTCTTGTTTCGAGCGAGCCTCGTCCGCGCGGAGCTGCAAGTCCAGCATATCCTTCTCATGCTGACGGTCGAGTTTCTTTTCCTGATACTCAATGATCTTTGGCGCGAGGCGAAACAAGCCGCCGAAAACAAAGGAAAGAATTTCAAGCATCACCATCCTCCTTAATCAGTTTGTCAAGAATCAATAGTATTCCAGGTTCAATCTGAACTTGATCTCCCAGCATTGAAAGTGTCACAGGTTCGATCTGAATTTCAATAGACTCTTGCAATAATTGTTCCACATCGGCCTGAACTTTTACAGCTAATTCAGGTGTAAGTTTCCATTTATTATTTTCTTGTGGAACTTGTGCTTCAGTAAAAATTTTATTTCTTTGCTCTTCAAATTGTTTAAGTTCTGGCGTCAGTTTATCTTTAATGCGGGCAAAGCGATAGGCTGCTTTGACAGGCATTTTAGAAAGCGTTTGGATAGCTTGGTTAATTGCAAGCGCTTCTTGAATTGTAACTTTAATCATTTCTATCTCCAGTTAAATTAACTCAGGGCCCAGCATCTTGCCAAGCTCCACCTGAGTAGAAATAGAGCTTGTTGTTAGTTGAATCTACTACGATAGGAACAGTGCCTGTTACTGCAGTTGGAACGCCTGTCGGAGTTCCAGCGCAGGATGGGACGTAGGTGAAGCCGTCAGTTGCGTTTGTTGCGAGAGCTGAACCCTTTGCATTAAGTATTACAGAACCGGTTGTAGTAATAGCAAATTTATCAGCAACCGCTGGGGTATCTGTTCCTATAACAAATCTAGTTGTGCCTGAGCCAATTCCTGCATGCCATTCAGTGCTTCCAGTAAGCCAACGAATATCTACATTCCCGGTGGAACTGGTAAGAAATAAGTAAGCAATACCGCTTCCCGCAGTTGACAGGTTAAGGCCAGCGCGTCCTGACGCATGTGAATTGTAGCCTTCATATAATAAATCAGAACTGGCACTTCCGGTAAGATATATTTTACGTGTAGCACTTGTGTTAGTGTATGTAAATATCGCGTCGTCTAGTATTAAACCCGCTGTAGAGATTAATGGCAGTCTCCCGCTAGTCAGCGCTGACGATGTAATGCTGCCGCTGAACGTAGCGTTGTTGCTGCCGTCCAGACTCATCCCGGCATCCGTGCCGCCGTTACTGATGAAATTGCTGCCTAACGCGATATTTGCAGCAGTGCCAGAAAGTGTAACTGTGCTGGTCGCTGTCAGTGCGCCGACTGAGGTTAGGCCGGTTACTCCGAGTGTTGTGCTGATGAGTGCCGCGCCGGTTACGTCTAGGGCGACGGTAGGGGCGGTTGTTGAGCCTATGCGGACGTTTCCGTTAAATGCGTTATTGGCAGTGCCGGTATGCAGGAATCCCCATGCTCCAGAACCAGTATTCTGCGCCGACCTGAATCCAGCAGTTAATGTGCCGCTAATGGTAAAATTTGCTTGGTCGAATCCAATGGCGTTTGTTATCCGTGTTGCATTGCCAATATTGCCGCAGCGATACCCATTAAGCGTTGTTATTGAGCCAGTCGACGAAAATGTCGGCGCTCCAATAAAAAACCCGTCACCAGTTGTTATCGTCCCGGTATTGGATAGCAAAAAAGACGCACCAAAAACACGCCCGCTAGTGACGTTCCCGGTGTTTGTTATGGAGATTAGCCCTTCAGCGCTTAGCAGGGTTGTTAGCGTCGCGGTTCCGGCCCAATCGGTTGCGTAGAAAAGCGTTCGTGCCGCCGTTACCGGATTGCTACCGCTGCCGGTAGAAACGAATCTAGCGCCGTTTGGAACACTCGTGCCGCCCGCATCACCAGACCATGTTGTTAAAAGACTGGTCAAATTTGTTGTGCCAGCAGCCAGCGCCCCAGCCGCCCGTGTCGCCGTCCAGTTCGAGCCATAAGTCCACGTTCCCGCGTTGATGGTCAGCGCATCTCCACTCGCATCCCCCAGCGTTGTATTTCCCGTAACACTCAGAATCGGAATGGTCGCAGTATTAGTAGTCTGATCATATTCAAATCCTGCTTCTGTAGCAATCGCTGCCGCAGCATCGGAGTAAATAATCCTATTCGCGCCAAGCGCTCCCAGCGTTCCAATCGCAGTATGTTCTGCTTCTGTCAGGTGATAGTATTCATCGACAGTGCCGCCTTGCAATCCGGTCAGCGCGTTGTGGTCTATCGAGGTGCCGCCGGCCTCGTCAATAATCTGCGCGAGGTCGATAAACCATTTCAGCCAATTGGGGCTGAAGTTGGCTTCCTTGGTAACTTGGTTGATCTCGATGGGAAGATCATAAGTCGGAGGTGGTTGGATGTTGGACATTACGCAAACTCCGGAGTGTAAGTTCCAGCTATTAAATAAAGTGCTTGGCTAGCTCCTGTCCATGCCCAAGTGCAAGTTGTCCCATTGTCTGTAAAAGCCGCATCCGCCGAAGCTAAAGTAATAGCACCGATTGTCACAGAGGTAAATAAAGTTTGTAAAATACCTGTGCCATCAAAAGTTATAACAGAAGTTTCTACGCTAAAACGATTTAAACCAGCTTCAAAAATTATAATAGTCTCGCCTGCGTATGTCGCAGGCGTTAAACTTCCTAAAACAGAAGCCTCGTCATAACCATATAAATCTTCAGTTGTTGTTGGGGGAATCGCAACAGCAACTAAACTATAATTTTCAATTGTTTCTACTACAACACCCGAACCTTGCACAGTAACAGTAACACCATCAAGGTTTTCTAACGTTTCAATCACTCCATTATTATTTAGCACAATACTCGCCGCCGGCGTTCCTCCCGCCACATCAGTAATTGTCAGTGTCCCTACTGTCACTCCTTCAAACACATTTATAATTAAAGGTTCTGCTCCTGAAGCCGCCGCGGCTGTATCAATTTCAATTTCCAGCGCCGCATCATCAGCATCTACATTCTCTACTTCCAACGGGTATTCCTCTACCTGCTGCTGCACATAAGGAGCAGCCATCTTATCAGCCACTCCCCGCACGTAGTCCTGCGGCTGCCGCTGATTCCAATGTGGCAGACATACCCACATACCGCCGCCTGGCACTCCCGGCGGAAGCTGGCGCATCTCACTTGCTTTAAACTTCCTCCCACATTCCGCGCAAGCTACGTTCCAATCTCCAAGAGCGAGATAGTCAGCTTTGCCCTTCATTGGGGTAGTGCTCATTGTTTCTCCTTTTCCCGTTTGGCACGAGCCTCTTCGCGTTTCTGCCGCCGGCGTTCTTCCGCGGCCATTGAAAGTTCCTTTTCCACTCCCTGCTTCTTAGCCTTCTGCCAGTCACGAATCTCAGCATCTTCCTTACCGCCGAGTTCCCAATTGTAGTAAAGCTTGCCGATGATGGGAATATACTGAACGGCCTTAGGGTCAGTAGTCAGTATCTGATCCATCATCTGGAAGGGAGGTAGGACACTATTAATAATAGCCTTGGTCGGTTCCTTCTTCGCCTTATCCCTAACATACTCTGACCAACCAAAGGTCTTCAGCACATTTTCCATTATGTCGCCGGCTTCAAAACTAATAGGTCGGCCCATTAACCAGTCTTTAACCATGTCAGCGGTGGCACCGGCGAGCCCAAGGGTAGCGGCGTAAGCAGTAAGATTCTTTATTCCCTTTGCACGATTACCAGTTTTGATTTCATTATAAGCATCTCTCCGCACAACATCGAATTGCTTAATCATAAAGGTTTTCAACATATACATAACCCGACCATTAGGATGATCGAGATAACCTTGGGGGACTTCCAGTTTACTGATTGGCTGAAAATCTGAAAGCTCGCTGAATAACAAAGCGCGCACATTAGGAGTTACTTGGCCGCCGCGAAGATCATTAATCACCTGCGGCAATTGATCCCCAAATAGTGCTTGGTATTTCTGTGCAATCTGTTTATTCCCCTCTGTGCTGCGGCTTAGTCGTTCATATTTGGAGAGGGCCGCATTCAGCATAGTGTTCTTACCAAACCGATCCACCATTGAAAACCCTGAATACTTAAAGATTTTATTCAGTGCTTCCGCGGTGCGACTAGCTCCAACAAATTCTTCTGCGAGGTGGTCGGCAAGTCCGAAGTCTTTTGCAGTCACTTTAGCATTACCCGTTAACTGCCGCGCCATCGCAGTCATAGTTGCGCGTAATCCCTGTGCGTAGATTGGCATGGCCACATCACCCAACTGTGTAGCCGCCGAGATCGCGTTACCAAGCAAGCCGGCATTCACAAGATTCCTCACATCTTGAATTGTTTTATTAGGCGAGCGTTCACCACTCTTAAAGCGAGCCTTTAACAAATCTTCCAGTTGACGCTGTTGGGAGGGATCAAGTTTTCCTTCCTTCAACAGTCGCCCGACAATGTTCCCAACCGACTGGTCGATGTTAGTATAGTTCTGCCCTTCCTTAGTGATCTGCACTAAGTCTTTACCAAAGAAGCGAGCCATCTCTATATCAGCTACCGCACCTCGGACATAGGCAAACAAACTTTCTTCCGGCGTATGGTAGAAAGGTTCCAGTTGTTCGGTAATATCCTTAACAGTTCGCTGCTTAGCGTAGCCAGGTTGATGCCCCTGAGCGCGACGTTGAATGGAAAGCTCTCGATTGATAATAGCCGATTTCTCAATATCACTAAGGGGTGCACCTCGAGTTGCCATTGCTTTGGCGTCACCATCGGCAATTACTTGTTCCAGCTTTGTGCGGATTGTCTGGTCAAGAGCTCCCATCAGACCTTCATAGTCCTTCACCAGACGAGGGAAATAATCCTCCCGCATAGAACGGAAGCGGCCATAGTTGCCGAGTTCGGTTCCAAGCTGCGTAAGGATATTCCGCACTTCCCTCCAACCACTCACTAGTTCAGGATGCCCCTTCTGCAATTCCGCAACTGCTTTAGCATCATTGGTCAGCACCGCGCGGCTAAGCGCCGCCTTAACTTCCTTCGGCAATTCATTCAGCGCCTTCATCCACGGCACAGCCCGATTCAGCAAGTCATGTGAACGTTGCATGTTGAGGCGTTCAAACTCCCGCGCACGGTGCATGATCTCCGGGGAGATATTCTTAATGCGGGTAGAGAGGACGCCGGCGAGGTAGTCGGCTCCCTGCACAACTTCCTTTGCTCGAGCGCGAGCACCGGGGATGCCTAGGACGCCGCCGGCGAGAGCTCCCCAGAGTGCGCCAGTGCCGGGCTCCTCCGCGAGGTAACTGCCGACAAGGGAACCTAGCCCGATTGCGCCGAGGCCGGTTAGGAGTTGTTGATTGATTTGGCCGCTTTGCGCGGAATTTCTAGGTAAAGCTTGTAACTGTTTAAGATCTTCTGGGGTTAAAAATTCTGGGACATCACGACCTTGCGCAACTAAATTTGCTTTTTCCGCAGGTGTTAAAACAGAACTACGTTTAATTAATCCTGTATTCCCAAGATCCCCCACATCTCCCCACTTCCCTCCCTTTACAAAGTCCTGCACATAGGGGAGGTATTCAGCATTAGGAGCGCGGTTTTGCTTGCCTTTGATTTGTTGAATATCTGCAGGTTGTTCTTTTAACCAAGTTTGATATTCGGGTGATTGTATAATTTCTCTATTAAATTTTATTTCAGCATTCCAATCACCTGAATCTTTTATTTCATTCCATTTTTTAAGAAGCTCGCCTCCTGTTACTCTAGCAAAATATTCAGGACTGTTTGTAGGAACTCTTACATCAGGACTTCCAGAGACCTCAATCGTCACATGACTTTTCCCATCAGGCCCCCGCAGGGAATATATCTTGCTCTCCCCACTTGCAACACCTTCACAGTATCCCCCTACGCAATGGCCCATTTGATTGCCTTCTTCGGCAAGACGACCGGCGAGGAATGCGCGCTGAGGAGTTGGCCCATGTGCTTTTTCTTGTGTATAACTATTTACAATTGGCTTACCCTGTGCATCTACAGCTACATAATACACTTCACCCTCAACAGCTTCTTCCGGCAATTTTCCAGAATAAATATCTTCTTTAGTTACTTTTTGTTCCTTAACATATTTTGCCTGTTCCGGCGTAAGCGATTCCGGTTCCTTCAACTCCACCCACTTAAATCCATCCGGGTAAGCTTTATAAACAGGCAACTGCTTGGTAGTGTCAGAGGCAGCCTTCGCTATTTCCTTAGCAACGCGAGCATCGTTGGCGGCGGTTTCTTTAACAGCACGGACGAGATCGTATTGGGAAAGCTTGGCAGGGTCTACATTTTGACGAAGATAGTCGCCTACGTGGGAGAGGTAGGATTCAATAGCTCGACGCGGTTGAACAGCTGAATAATCTTCGCTGTTAAGTCCCTGATCAGTAAATCTCCAAACAGTTTCATCTGTTTTTATTTTACCAGACTTAAAAGCTTCAATTGTTTTATCGTCAAGTAGTGCTGCAGAAACCTCACCCAAAGTTCCTTTAAGAAAAGTCTTATCCGTCAACTCTTCCCACCGTTTAGTTCCCTCACCAAAAGGAATCTTAATATCCTTCAGAGGATCAGTAGGAGTGCCGGCGTGTTTGTTGAGATAGTTTTTAATCATACGTTCAGACTGCTCGACAAAGGGCTTAGCGCCCGGCGTAAGCATATCATCACGACCTTCTTGTACGTAACGAAATTCTGTGTCGTCACCAACTAGTGAGCGATGCAACCTCTCCACCGCCTCCGGATGCCACATTCCTCCTGGCCCTTTTACTGCGCCAGTCTGCCCCATCCGCTGCCTCACCCCCGCTCCTCTCCCCATAAACGGAAGAGCCGCCGCCGCTCCTGCTGCAGCGCCAACCCCCGCGCCGCGCAGGGCGTCGTCGCTCAAAGCAGCGCCAGCGGTAGCGCCGAGGCCAGCAACCCCGAGCAAGCCAAGGAGCTCTGGTGAAGCCGAGCCGCCCTCGCGTAAGCGACGTAACCGGGCGAGATCAAGCGCCGTTCTCTCGTGAGGCGGGGTTTGCAAAATGCGAGCGCCCTCGCGGAATTTCCCTGCTTCGCTGAGTTCTTCAATTGGGAGGAATGGACGCTGAGAAGATTCCGCCGCCGGCTTGGTCGTGTCATAAACTGTGCTGGTGTCGGGCTGCTCAGTGGTGCGTTCATAGGCAGCAGATTGGCGAGTGCGCTCGTCGGCTCGGAAGATGGACTCATCTATGTCAACGTAGTCACTTCCTTCTTCGGGTCGCTTGAAGGCGGCTTTGACATCAGAACGCTTAGCTTTCTGTTCAGCTACCCGTTGTTCGGGAGTCTTAACTGCAAGAACATCCCTATACTGTTGATGCAAAGCTTCCCGACTAAGTTCCAGTCTTCGTTTAGCCGCCGCTGCAACAGGATCAGTTGGAAATTCTTCTTCCTGCTTCGCGCGTTGTTTAGCGGCGAGTTCTTCCTGTGCTTGTTTAACGAGGGTAGCGGCCTTTACTCCATCACGTTTGATGATTGCATCTTTCAGGGCAAGCTTGGTTCCCTTGATTCCGGCGACAGTCATCAATGCGTCGATGCCTTGCATTATGTCTTCGGAGGGAATGCCTGTTCCCTTCTCCCCTTTGATGCCGCCTTCGGTAATGAATTCAGAAATCTTTTCGTTGATCCAGCCGACTGGGTTCTGATTGTAATAGCGTTCCGCCTCAGGCCCTAATGATTTAGCAATGCTGCGAAAGGGCGCGTGGATTGCTTCGGGTAGGACTTCCTCCGCACCGATGGCGGCGGCTTGAGCGGATAGCTTCTGATCACCCGTTTGTGCGAGAGCGGAAGTTCGGGCACCTACGTAGGTAGGAACGCGAGCGATGCCGGCGAGGATACCTGTGAACATATCCGATACTTGGCCGGCGGCTCCAGCAATACTCCCCAGCGTTCCCTTCACCGCGAGCTCAGCATTGCTTTCCCGCTCAGGTTCAATCACCTGCAGCTTTTGCTTCGGCGCGGCGTAGGCTTCGTCCAGCCCAAACGCATGCCCACCTTGCGGCGCAGTGTATGCTTCATCAAGAGTGAATTCGGCCATTATTCCACCGTAGCGAAACGTCCGTTGCCCAGATACTTAGCCGGGCCGCGGGCTGTGTTATAAATAACGCCGGCCTTGAGGGAATTTCTATCAGCCGGGAGTGCTTGGGTGATTGCTTTCGTTTTAGCTTTTTTCCCTGCAAAACGCTTAGTTCCGCCAACTTCAATATCAGTGTAAGGAATTTTTCCAGCCCCTGCCGTAACAACTTCCAGTTCCCCACTCTGCTGCGCTTCCTCAATTGCCTGCGAGAGTGCTTGCGCTCTCCCCAGTCCCTTATTGGCAGCTTGCAATTCTCGCGCGCGGGAGGCAACACTGTAAGCAGTGCTATTAACACTATCAGAGTTCATGCCAGTTAAATCAACTCCAGACAGACGCAGTTGTCGCTTGACCTCGGTGCGTTCCTCTTCTGAAGGAGAGCCAGGCATTGTTGTTCCGCCACCACCTTTAGCCAGCCGACGTTCCCGTTCTTTTTCCAACTCAAAACGATCGCGAGCTGTCTCGCGGGCAGCCGCAGAATTCCCAAGCATTGCTTTTCGGTAAGCCTCTGTTGCTTCACGAGTCAGACGGTTGCCTTCGACTTGCGCTTTCTCTTTTGCACTTAAGGAAGCATCTGTCAAGCGCTGCACCAGTTCCGGACTATAAGGTAACCCTGCGAAGGGACTCGGTTGGCCTGTCTGCATAGCATACAAACTGTTAGCCATCTGCCAGCTGCTATCGTCAGTTGCCCCACCCAAAATCTGCCCCATGAGTTCAGCATTCTGCTGCACAAGCTTTAATTCGTTCAAGCGTTTGGTTGCTCCACTCGCCGCAGTTTGTGCTTCCTTTGCACGAATCTCAGCCGCCGCCTTAGTCAGATCAGTAGCCTTATTAATCAGTCCTGCCTTTGCAGTAGCACTAGCAAGTTGATCTAGCCGGCCAGGAATATCAACCGGCTGCCCTTCGGCGGTGGAAGCAAGAATCTGCTCAAATTGTTTTTCATGCCGCAGTTCTGTCTCAGCCTTGTCAACCTTGATTTCTTGCTCGCGCTTTTTAAGGGGAAATAAGGAAAGTTCATTTAACTTTCCTGCGGAGTCTAAGTCTGAGAGAACATTGCGCCGGTAGTTCTCATCCGACGCAATTACTCCAATTGGACTTCCAAACATATCAGCCATATTGATTCCTTATTGGGCGAGAATCCGAGCAATGTCTTTAATACCGAAGCCTAAGCTGGCTAAAGCGCGGCTGGCGGCGTCATAGGAAGCGTTGGCTCCGTTCATTAACACCCCACCTCCACTCGGATTGATGTTTGCCCCCGCAAGCCCGGCAAGCCGGTTGGCTTCCTTATCGAAGAAACTCCCACCATACTCCGCCATAGCCGCCATCATGTTACCGGAACCCAGATAACCTTGGCTGGCCATACGGCGCTCAACGGCTTGCATCCCAGCAGTGTAACCAGGCATGGTAGTGATCTTCGAGGGGTCGGCCATCAAACCTGATAGTTGCTGAGCATACTGTGCACGATAAGGCCCAAACGGGTCTTGCATAGCCGATGCTCGTTCAGCGATCTTCATCAGATCATTCGAGCGCTTCATCCCATAAATGCCACTTACCAAACTCATACCGGAGCTAATCGGGTCAAATGCGCTGGCCTTTGCCGCCGGCCCAGCACCACTTGTTATTCCAGAAGCAATCTTAGTTAAATAATCCATCAGTCCAAGTGAACCACCTTCTTCTCCAAAGGCAGCTCCTGCTATTTCCCCGCCAAAAACTCCATTACCAGCTCCTGCGCTTGCAGCTGCTTCCGCACCAGCTCCAGCGGTTATTCCCTCTCCTGCTGCAGCTGTTCCTGCTATGTCGCCACCAAAGACACCTGCACCAGTTCCCGCAGCGGTAGCCGCACCTTCCCCTGCGGCAGCTGTTCCCGCAATATCTCCACCAAACGCACCGGCGCCACCACTTCCAAACATACTAGCAAAAACGTTTTCAGTTCCAGGCAACATACCAGTTAGTCCTGCCCCACCTAATGCCAATATCCCCATTTTAGTAAGTTGACCTAATTTACTATCAGGCGGCGTTATTGTCATAGGCGTGCGACCAGGCTGGAATGACCCCATACCGCCGGCAGGACGATAGAAATTCCCCTCTTCCGTTTCATTAACAGTGCCACCTGGGCCATACAACCAATCCAAATAAGCCTGTTCATTCGCGTGTTTAATACCTCCACCACCGCTAACAGTAGACCAGTCTACTTGGTCTCCAGTCCAGCCAGACATTGGCAACCAACCTTCAGCTTGTCGAGTTAAAGCTGCCTGGTCAGCAATTTCACTTGCATCCATCGAAGGGCGCGGCATTATGCGACTCCTAAATCAAGTTGTAAATCCACAGACATAAGTCGTGGCATGCGCACAGGTTCTTTAAACTGTAGATGATGAGCGCGGCGGACAAAGGTGCCGCACGTATCGAGATATGGTTTCTGAATGCTCAGGTCAACCGGGCGGAAAGAACTCCATCCCTTCGGGTTGTAGTCGTCGTCATTCACTCTAACTTTAAGTGTGCCCGAGACTTTTTGGTCAGTGTCAAAATACATCATGTTGAGTTGCTTAACGCGTTTAGTGCCACCGTCGAAGTTGGGAGTGTAGACATTCACTTCAATCAAATCTCCTGCATCTGTAGCTGCGTCGGAACTTAGCAAATACAGTCGCCCGTTTGTCTCATGCTGTACAATGTGTTGCAGACTGGTCGTCGCGCAGCTTGCTACAATCGGCACATAGTTACCACTGGCATCAGTCCACTGCGCCCACATCTGTTCATCCAGATCGTAGACCAGGGTGAGATTTTCATCCTTCAATGTCAGTACATAAAAGCGATGGCCTTCTAGTTTAACATTCCAGCTAAACACGTTTGTCAGGGTTGCTCCTTCCAACAAACGCTCAATCGGCTTGGTGGAAACTGTGCTCAATTTCAAATTTTCCAGCATGAGAATCTCAGCCGCACCGTCTTTCGACCAGCCCAACCAAAGCAATTGTCCACCCAAATCCTGCACACTGTTGGCGGATAAGCAACCATAGTTTTGCTTAGCTCCTTCAACACGGCCAAGTGGCGAACCAGTCGCATTGCCAGCGTCATAAAATATTTCAGTGCTAAGTTGTTTGAACGCTACTACATATACTAATTGCTTTGCCAGCGCAACGCCGGGGTCAGGCTCAATTTGCGCAAGAATTACATTCAAAGGATTCCATGCAGAAGGATCATTTATATCATCCCCTTGAATATAAGCAGTAGACAACATCACATAGTTAGTGCCGTTTAAATAGGCCCAACCCTTGACAAAAGAAGAAGGAAAGTCTACATCGGTAATGTTAACCAGTCCGCCGCTGGTGTCGTAATAATATGCTTCAATACCATTGCCGAAGATTAACTTAGGGGTTGCACCCAAGCAAGCATCAAAACGGTAGACCCCGCCAGCTGTATTAACAGTCCCTGATACCGCAACTCCATTCCGATAAAGTGTATTACCAAAAATAGAATAAACCGCGCCACTCCATTGAAACACTCCATAGCCGTTTGCGTTACCTGCGGGCGGCCGGGAATCTTCTGTCATGCCTGGGCGTTCATAAACACAATAGCGCCCATCACTAAATTTTTCAATATAGGCATTAACCAGCCGCGCGTCATAGCGAACAGAGTTCCCCCTGTTCTGCGGATCAATAATCAGTGGAAGGCGCTTAGGAATAGCAACAGTATCAGCTTGCGCCATTATCGAAACGCTCCCTTGTTATACCCCATCCGTTGGTCAACTGCCATAGTGGTAGAAGCGTCTTCCACATCCCAACCTTCGAGCATTTCCCGATATTTCTGTTCCATGCTCATGCAGCGTTGTTGGACGGATTCAGGTTGACCGGCAGACAAATCCATTGCAAGTGCCCAACGCAAGAATATTCTCCATTCAATTGGAAAGTTCATCGTCTCATCCAACTCAGTTACGTTGGTCAGCTGCGTCTGCGTGAGAACATGGATTGCACCGTTCGCAGCTTCATTAGTATCCGGGCACAGCCAAAATGTAACGCTGAGACTGGTTTGAAACTTATTAACCAGATACTGGCTAACAGTTCCTCGGTTGCTGGTGAGGGTGCCCGCTTGGCCAAGCAACCAATAGTCGCGCAGGGACATAACTGTGAGCGGACGGCGAGTATTGGTAGCGGTGTAAAGATAATAGGCTTCCAGTATCCTCAGCGGCTTAGTCATATCCACACTCCCACTTGGAGCGAGAGTATAAACTGCTGTGCCGGCGGTGAGTGTAACCGTAGTGTCAATATTACACCACAGCTTCAATCCCTGCGTTCCTTCCAGATTAACAATATCAATCAGCCGACGCATACCGTCGGCCATTTGTTCTCCGTTGGGAACTTGCCCTCTTTGATTTAAGCAAGCATCAACAAAGGCATCTGTAATAATCGCGCTAGGGGTGTTGCTGGCGGGAGCTGTCATGTTTACCCCAATTTCCCAGTGAGACCGAGCCAAACAGCAAGCGCACTGACAGTCGCCCCACAAATATATAAAAGCGTCCTAACGGTGACCTTGCCGACCTGTTCGTAGAAATTGCCATAGAAGGTTTCCAGCGCAATTTCTGCCGCTCTAACAGCGGCACGCTCTGTAATTTCTTCCAGTTGTTCTTCGCTAAAAGTAGCGCGGGGAGTGCGCCTCCGTTCTCGTCCGTCCCAGTGCATGGCAGATGATCCTTTCTCATCGCGGCGTTACTATGGCAAGTTTTAACACAGCACCAGAACTATACGAGTTAATTACCGCACGAATTGCTCGAACAGGAGTGGCTATGTTCGCGATTAAGGAAGCCGACTTTGCCGTGAAATTGGCGTCATTCAACCAGCTGTAATCAGATTGAGAAGGCGGCGGAGAATAACTCGCACGAATGTCACTATTGGTTACTTCAATATCAAAGCCGGCGGTGCCAGTCAATGTTGCTTCGATAGAAGCCGGGTTGACAGAAAAAATCTCCAACGGGATTGTTTGGGAAGTAACTTCATCTGCCCAACCAATATCAACAGTTTCCGCTCCAAGTCCTGCGGGGGCTAATACCACCAAGGAACTAGCGTAGGTATTAACAGAAGTAACAGCACTAGTCGTATTAGTAGCAAGTGTCTCGCTATGCGAAACTCCGTCAGCGTCAAGTCCGGTAATTGTATAACTACCAGTAACCGAGCCACTAGGGGTAATAACTACTTTATGCGCGAGACCATCGGGCGTTTCATCAGTAATCAATGTAAAGGCAGCACCCGAGGCTGCAGTAACATCGTTTGCAAAACCATTAGTATCCTCATCCGCGGGTGTGAGGGTGTAATATGCTGGGCGCATCGTCATAGCGATTCTCCTTTAAGGAAGGGGGCTTTCACCCCCTTCTGTTAGATTAGGTCGGGTTGATAGCCAGACCAGTGGTGCCCGCAGTCGGAGCTCCACCATCGACATACAACTGCGCCAAGCTAGTTGCGTCCGCACCCCAGTTGGCAGAACCATCTCCGACCAGCGAACTACGCTGCAGAAGAATCAAGCCGCCAGCAGATGCTGCAAGGATAAACGCACCAGTGATTGCAGTAGAACCTGAATCCATGCAATTGATGAAATTGCAATCTTGAAACAGTTGCCAACGATCCGCACCAGACGCTGCGCCAACTTTGCCGAATACTGCGGCGGCATCGTCAGTATAAAGCGGGAACGTGCAACCGATGAAGCTATTCCGCGGGGTGCCACCGGCAAACTCAACCGAGGCATTCGCGGCGCTGCGAGTGACAGTATCGCCACCGATCACACAGTCGACAAAGGTATGCTCGCCGGAACCGCCGGAACCAATCTTCAAACTACGGGAGCCCGCATCAGCGGCTGCTTCTGCATCAGCCATACCATAGATGTTCATGTTCCAGTAGTAGTTACGATTGCCAGTATCCGTCCAAGCAATCTGATCTACGCCACCAGTGCTGAAACCGTTGTAAACACTGATGTTTGCGAAGATACAACCAGAACCAGACACCGTGATAAAGTTACCTGAACCAAAGGTTGCTTGGGTGTAAGTCCCAGTCGGCGGTGCGATACGTGCGCGCTGCCCAACGCGAGTTGGTGCGCCACTGCCAATCAAATGGCAAGCACTCTTCGACCAGACAAGTGTGCCGGCAGTTACACTCGAATCAATACCCTGTGCGAGGGCGAGACTCAAGCGGGCGGTTCCACTCGCTGCGCCATTACCAATCAGCACGCAGACGTCGTTGTTACCTGAAGTCATCGCGGCGTGAGCAGCGTAGAGGGTGGCAAACGCACGTTGAGGCGACTTACCATTATTGCCATCAGCACCATTTACCGGATCTACAAAGAACGTAGTGCCAGTTTGAAAACTCAAAACCGAACCCGGACCTACAGGCATTCCACCATATTGAAACAGACCATCAGCAACAGTAGTCATTTATGTCTCCTATGCTATCCTCTCGGGTAGGTTCCCAACACCTGGCCAAGGCATGAGGTAGCGTTACAAGGGCCAGCTAGATACCGTCTAGCGCGGAGGGTCACTTGACCTTTCTAATATGCGTTATTCAAACATAATACATATTAGAAAAGCCCCTCCCTTACGAGAGGGGTAAAACCGGGGATTGCTCCCCGGCAGGGGGGTTACTGTGAACCGAAGATACCGCGAGGATCGGTTGCACCGACGGAAAACCGCATGTAAGTGGCCGCTTTCGCGTTCTTAGTATCAAAGTCATTGTCCTGATCAAACATCGGACGATCCCTCCAGAACATCGTCATACCATTCGGGCAATTAGTCCGAACAAACCACTGGCTCGCTGAGGTGAAGAATTGATTCACCTTGATCCCTTTCGGGAAGGCATTGGTGGCTTTCAGCACGTTGATGTTGTTGTTGGCAGTATCGGATTGCAGCACCGACTTCAGGATGCGGTTCGCGTTGAACCATTCCTGCCGCGGGATATGCAGCGATTCTGCCATCAGGGAAATGATCAGTCCACGATCAGACTGAGTGCCCATGATCTGAATGATCAGATCTTCCAGCGCGGCTTCCGACAGGTCGGCGCTCGGGGAGAGCTCGTTACTGTAGGTGCCGCCAGTGGTGTTGACATGCGCCGTGTCGATCAGCGCTACGCCATCACCGGTGGTGAAATAGGTGCTGGAAAAGGCGTTGTTGTAAATAAAGGCACCTACGTTCTCAATCGTTTGCTGAATTGAAAACGCGTTAGCCTTCGCCCGGCGCATAGAGACTTGCTCGTAGAGGTTATCGCGCAGTTCCTCAAAGGTCACAATATACCCAAGCGCGTAAGCGATGTGGGTGTAGCGAGTGACCGGGCCTTGGACTTCTGAATCATACGACAGCGACTGACCTTGAGGCTTGACCGGAGCCAGCCCAAAACCAGTAATCTGCACGTCTTCTTCATAGGCCTTATCCGAGGTATCCTCGTCGTAAAGATCTGGATACTGCGGCGCGTATGCGTTGTAAACCTGTCCCCAAAACTCATGAACCCCAGGCCATAGTGCCTTAGGGTGGGAACCAGTGGTGATAATGCCAGCAGGCATGGTTCTCTCCTTTCTAGATTAGGTCGTGCCAGCCTGACCGATACGGTAGGCGTGGTTGTTGATGATAACACGGAATTTGCAGTATGCACTGCCAAACGTGTTCCCTTGGACCGGAGAGGCTTGCAGAATCTTCAGCTGCAGGGTTGCAGTAGTAGCCTTGCTGGAACTATCCAGTTGCCATCCCGACAGATAACCGTTGTTGGTGCCGGAAATCAGGTTAAAGTTGTTGGCAATGTCGGTTGCTGCAATTGCACCGCCATCAGCATCTTCCTGAATTTCAAAGATCGTATTCGGATCGTCAGCAACCAACACATAATAATTCCGCGACTTAGTAGCCGGAATCACAATGGGTGAGTCTTGCGGCACGCCATAAGCGGAACCGTAAGAAAGAGCACCGGCACCCGATACAATCGCTCCCAGCACCATGTTGCCGGTGCCTGCGGTTGCAAGGGTGATAGTCGGAACGCCATTTGCGTCAGCTCCACCGGCAAGCATCACCGGGTCGCCGATAGCAAACGCATTGGTGTCGTCCGTGTCAGGAATGCAGTAAACGCGACCGCCTCCAGTCCACGGAGCACCGTTTAGATAACCCACCGGGGCCAGGCCCGATGGTGCATTGGTGTTTGCCACAGAAATCTCCTTTTAAGTTTAACCGGCTTTTTTACGAAACAGCTCAGGCCGGCGTGTGCGTTGTGTGTCAACATAGCGTTTCTGCGCATCTTCCGCAGTTTCGCCATCTGCCGTTCCCCCGACAACTCCGCGCTGGAATTGCGCATTGAGGGTAGAGGCAATTTGGTCATTCCTATCTTGCAGGATACCACGATCCTCGAGATAATACTCCATCGGTTGTTTCATCAAGTAGAGTCGAACAGCTTGACCTCCCTCGACTTCACCGCCTTCGGCTACACTAACCCGACTTCCCAGGTCTGTGTTGCCATTGTGGGCGGCGTCTCCGCCGAGCAGGGTGCTATTCAACTCAACCTCTTCGGGAGTCACGAAAACGAAGCCTGCATTTTCAGCTTGTAACAAACGCTGTGCAGTTCCACGCATCCAGCGGAGGTGGTATCCGGGGATTGCAGGCACTTCAAGTTTTCGGGTCGGAACCGAGAGGGGAATCCGTTTGCGTTCCGCGCGAGTTTTCCCCGGCGCAACAGTCGGATTCTGTTCAGTCATCTTTTGTTTTGCGGTAGCTGCGGCTTGTTCAAGTGAGCTGCTCATCTCAATTACTCCTGTTCAAAGTATTTAGCAGCGTAGGCAGTTTGCCAATCTGCTTTGGTTTTGTAACTCTTGCCAACAAACCGCGGCGCAAGACGCTCGCAAGCGTCCTTTGCTTCCTTCGGCAAGTCGGCAAATCCTTTACCAGAGGCGTCAGAGGAACTTTGCATCCGTCCGCTGCCGCCATTACCAGACATTGCTTTACCCGCACCGGCGGGCGGCTTTCCAAGGGTCTTCATTGCTTCTGTTTTGACCTTTTCTAGGAAAGCCGGGCCGACAGAAGTGTCACCGGCTTGGCGCAACTCCGCACCGATTGCTTCCATAAGCATCCGTGTGCGCGGCTGGGCCATCAGGTCGGCATTATCCTGCATCCATTGACGAGTTTCCTGACTAATAACAGGGCCAGTTTCTGTCGTTGTTTCTTTCGTGGTTTCCTTAACCGTTGCAAGAGAAATTCGTTCCTGCGTAAGTTCATCCGTCAGGTTAGCAACCTTAACATGATCGCCATCTGCAGATGCCGTAGCAATATCACCCTTCAACTGCGCAATCCGTTCTTCAACTTGCGCCTTAACATCTTGTTCCCGATGTTCTTCCAGCACTTTGAGATCGGTCTGCACAGCTTTAAAACGATTCTCCAAATTAATCCTTGCTTGCCGCTCAGTATTCAACTCACTCAGCAGCTTGTGATTGTTCGCTTGCAAAAGGGGCATAACAGTGCGGCCCTTCTCCACAAACGACTTAGCATCAATCCACTTGTCAGGGTCACCTTTCCATTGAGGCTTATCAGCCCAACCCATAGTTGAAGCTTCAGCCTCATAATCAACCTGATTATCAATTCCTTCATCAATTTGTTCCGCAGCTTCACTCATCATCGTTCTCCTTTACTATTTTACAGAAAATATCTCGATCGTTCACCAGCCGATAAAACTGACCATCGGCAGTTCCCTTCGCTACATATCCTGCCATCTTGGTTACGATAACCTTATCCCCAATTTCACAGCGGGGTTGTCCTTCATCAGCCCAAGCTTCAGAGCCTATTGCAATTACTTCCGCCCGATCTTCCATAACGGACTGTCGCTCCTTGACAGAATCAGGAATTGCAATAATCCCAGCCTTTTTCTCCGGCTCATACATCTGAACCAGCACCGCTCGGCCTAATGGTTGCAGACCACTGTTATTCGTTTGCATCTTTAAGCTCTCCTTCAAAAGTTGAAAAATCTAACTCGCTTACCCAGGCCAGAGTTCTGGCTTCTCCAATTGCTTTCGCATTCATCTGCATTGTGCCTTCAACTGATTCGGAAGTTAAACTACCTTCTTCCCATGCTCTATGCAGCAAGGCTCGCTTGGCCGGCAAGATCTTCTGCCGCAGAGCCACCGTCACCGGGTGCTCCAGCCAATCGTTGAACATTTCCAGCGTTACGATTTCCAGTTTCATTATCTAACTCCGCTAGTTTAATTGCTGCTTCAATTTGCTTGATTAATACATCGTTTCGAGTCTTGAGACTGCCCAGCATCGCGTTCAACATACCAATCTGACGGTCTTGCACATCACCTTCCAGGGTTTGTTGAGCTTGAATTATTTCAGCTTGCAGCCGCATAATCTCAGCATTGTTCACCCGCTGCTCTTCCATCAAGTTCATGGTGAATTGCTGCTCTTTTTGCTGCAATGCAGCCATCTTAACCTGCACATTCATCTCAGCTATTTGCAGTTTAACATCTTTCGGAGCGCCAGTTTTTTCAATTCCTGGGTAAATCTCGTCAATGTTGTCAACTTTCAGGGCACGCAACAGTCTCCGCTCCACAGCACCGGGATCGTAGCCGGGCGTGCTGGCAGCGTTTGCCTTCAACATCATAGCTTGTTGGATTACTTGTTGCTCAGAAGTCAGATTCGGGTCGGCGGCGGGGCAGACTTCATCGGGATTACCAAGGAAATCTTCCCGCATTGCCACACCCTTCACGCCATAGATTGCTCGAAGCGGCATATAAATAGCATTAAGGATATAATCCTTCTTAAACTCCTGCTTCATACTACGCCAGACACGTTTGAACACAGCAGAGTAGATCTTCGAACCTTGCTCCACCATTGTTTGCATGTTGCCGGAGGTAGTGTTCTGCCCTGGCGACTCGCCAACCATCGGGTCAGTAGTGCCGGCTACCCGATTAACATAGTTAATCAACAAACTCAGCAGACTGAAAAGCACCTGCGAGGGCTCACCTACCTCAAGCGGAACAATCCCTTTACGGAGATCGTCCCCGCTGGAGTCAACTCGCTTCCATTCAAAGGGGCCAAAGGTGTAAGTGCCACCGCGAATCTTCACGCCGCGGGACAAGAAACCACCTTTAGTTACCTGCATTGTGCCACAGTCGATTAATTGGTTGATAATCGAATTAACCGACTCATTCAGCGGGCCAAGCAAGATACCAAAGCCTAACCCATAGATACCGCCATCGGGAGAAGGGATGAACTGATAGCCAGTGAAATACTCCATACGGCTAATAGAAACAATTTCTTTCGTATCATTCCGCTGAATATCTTCTTCCCGGTCAAAACCAGTTACAATCCGCACCACGCACTGGGAAGTTTCCTCTACTGTGATGATATAGGGCTCAGCGTAACCATCCCCATCCAAGTCCATATCCACATGCTGTTCCAGCATCATGAAAGGAGTGGTTACATCACCTTCAGGGGGATTTTGCCCAAGGCGGTTATCACGACGCGCTTCATTCGGGCCCTGAGTAACATTGGAAGGCGGCTCTTTATACCACGCTTCCTGCAAAATGTCCTTGAAAACACCACGCTTGACGTTGGAGTAAATCTGATTCCTGAACATAGGAATCCGGTGAGTCTTACGCGGACACGCCTCAACGCTCTTAGCATAGTAATCAATCACCAGGTCAGCGGATAGGACAGTTTCGTCAACCTTGTGTCCCTTGTCGGCGTCGTAATAACTCTTAGTAAAGCAAGACCCGACAATCGGAAGATTAATCAACATCCGATCTTTTTGCTCTTCCCAAGATTGATCTTGCTCCAGCACCTGCCAACTCATAAAAGTGCTAATGCGCTCAGCTCGCTTAGTCTTAGCACCAGTTTCGTCCGGCCCTACCACGCGGCATTTAACCACTTCGTTACCAGAGATAATAGTCGGGTAGGCGCGGGAGTGAAACTGCAAGGCTGCGATAGTAACAAGGGGAAACGCCACATTAGAACTGCCGGGCCACGGGAATGATTTGTCTTTATAGACTTGAAGGGCGAGATCCATTGCAGCTTGCGTGCGGCGTTCCCACTTTTCTCTTGATTTTTTATCTCTAGTATATCCATCATAGACCCATGTGCCAATTGTTTGCAGGCTTGTTTCGTCAAAACGCTCGCAAAGGTTAGTGGCGGAAATGGCCTCTTTATCCAGCTTAATATGAGTGATTTTGTCTTTAGTTTCCATTATGCTGCCTAAAGGTCAACCCCAACCCCAAGGTCAAAACCGAGTGGCAAGAGCAAAAGCGGGGGGTAGCGCTCAACCCCGTCTTCCAGAGAAACGTTTGTGGTTGTTTAGCCGCCGCGATACAGCCAGCGCCTGTGGTAGCGAATCGCATCAGTAGCCCGTAACCCTGGAGCGCCCATCTTGCTCGGGGCGCATCCTGTTGCGCGCGAGGATTTCCAACTCCTCATCGCTTTCGAAGTCCTCATCCTCAACGGGGCCGAGTCGCTCGACGCCGAGGGCGAGCAGGGCGGCTGAATCAAACTGGTCGTCGAGGGTGGACTCCCCGTAGCCGGTGAACTTTAAGAGTTCGTTCTCGAAGCTGGGATACCAGTCGGCGTCCTTGTCAAACTTGCAACTATGCGCGCGCGTCCTTTTCTGCAGGGTGCGCCCGCGGGTAGCCTTATCCTTGATGGAGGGGATGGCCTCGATGTTCATCCAGATGCCACGAGTGCGCATCTCGTTATAGACCATCGTTTTAACAGCCTTCCAAATAACCCCATCCTCTACGAAGAAGACCTCGGGATTGTGGGCAGTTTGAACGGAGAACATCTCCTCAATCCACTCAGTGGGGTCCCACCTTCCCACCCGCTGATCCCGATACTGCAGGAAGTTCTGCGGGTCAACCCCGCCTACTGAGATGGAAGTGCGATTCGCTTTGTCCGCCTTGCTGACTGCAAAGTCCATAGCAGCGGCACAACGAATCGGCTGGGTCTTATCTGCCGCCGACAGCGCGAGGAAATCCCCGCGGCGCAGATACGCTTCCGAGTTATCGCGGGGATCGTTGAGGAATTCCTGCGAGTAGCCGGCCGCATCGCCCTGCGCGATCAGTTCCGCTTGGCGCTGACGGAGGCGGGATTCGGGCCAGGCGGCGGGCCACAGCAGCTCATCAAAATCATCGAAGCTTGCGTGCGCTTTGAAGAAGAGAAATTTCCAGGTGGGGTTGCGGCGCAGTCCGTTCAGCAGCCCATCTTCGTGCAGGATAGTCCCGTGCACCCTGATGCGTCCATTCCTACCCACCGCTTGCCGAGCCGCGCGGAAGAACCAGTTGGAGAACTTCTTCCTCCGATCCCGATTCTCCACCTGCTCATCATCCTCCATATCATCCCCGATGATCAGGTCAGGCCGCTTACCATTCCACATCTTGCCGCGGATTTTCTGCTCCGCACCACGCGCAAGCAATCTAAAACGGTAACCATCGTCGCAGCGAACAATGATATCCGTTTTAGAATCCTGCTCAAATTTGATAATCCCAAACTCCCGGCGTAGGTCGCCGTTCTCGAGGAGTTCCTCCCGCAGGTTGGAAAGTTGCTCGGCGGCCATGTCTTCCGTGGAGCCGATTATAATCACATACTGCGATACCCTGAAGCAAACCTCCGCCATAGTGAATGCAAAGGTGAATGCGGTCGACTTGGCGTGCTCCCGCGGAGCGCACAATCCCACCAGCTCGAGGGGGCTGCAGTAGGCCGCCCAGCCTTCCCGGTGAAAGATGGGAGTGGCAACCGGCCGATCATAGCGGCCAGAGAGGAATATCCCTGCGAAGGATTCCACTAGCTCGGCGGTTAGTTGGACAGGTTGGCGCATTAGGGCAGCTTCGGCACTACCGGCAGGTAACCGGTCAAGATGAGCGTTTGAGTGGCGCTGGTAGTAATAGTGCAGGTAATCTCGTAGATAACGCCGATGGTTCCGGCTGTGATTGCCTGGGTGACAACAGAGCCGCTAGCTGTTGCGGAGCCACTAATAATGCTGGAAGGACTCGCGTCGGTTCCTGAATACACCGTTGCGGTGCATACCTGGGTTGAGATAGTTTCGGAAGAGGCAAGCATCCCTGCGAAGTCAAATTCATATTTAACAGTCTCCCCAGAATACTTCGCCGCCAGTGTCTGCCTATTGGACACTATCTACCTCGTGCTTGAGCGTCTTGCCGCAGGAGGCGAAGAAGCGTTCTGCTTGTGCAGGACTATAGGCCAACGCGAGTTGATCCGCGCGCTTGAGGGTGCTCAATGCCAGCGACTTGGCTCGCAGAACATACCAGTCCGCGGTTCCTTCCTTCGGAGCGCGGGGGGTTCCCTGCCCAAATCCATCAACCTCCGCTTGGAGGATTTTGATAGCCGCCGGCAAGCTCATCTCAGTAACCACCCCGTTTGCGAGGCCGAGATTTCTGCGGCGCTTTGGTGGGAGTGCGGGGACCGCGTGCTTTACGGGCGGCCATGTTAATTACAGCCCCCTGCCATTTTATAATGAGCGCGAACCGGCGAGGCATCGGTCGGCTCAAACTGTTTCTTCATCGGATTGACCCCCATCAGCTTATGCTCCACAACCTTATCATGGAGATACCCACCCTTAACCGGCTGCAATTGCGGCGTTTGTTTCAGAGACTTGGACTTCATAAATGGTTCCTCCATTCTGAGGGTTGAGTTGCATGAGGCGGGCGGCCAGGGTAGTTAACCTGTCCCCCGAAGGCTGCGTGTTAGGTTGTGGCTGGCCCAGGCCGAGCGACTTGGCGCCGAGTTCGGCGGCGGCGAGGGCCACCTTAGCATCCACTTCAGGCATCTCGAGTTTGGCTTGCAGGACAGCCAATGATTGCAGGTAGAGTGCGCGGGTGCGTTCCTCGAGAGTGGCGCGGAGAATGGGATCGCATACTTCGGACCGGCGGCTGGCTAGGCGTTCTTGGAAAGCATCGCTCGCCATCACGTTAGAAATCCAGCTGGGCGTATACCCGAAGAGGGAAGCGATCTGATTCTGGGAAATCTCCGGATGCTGAATAATCAAATCCACCATAGCCTCGTGGGTGTAGCGCAGCTTGGAGATGTTCCCCATAGTGCCGGCGGAACCCCTCTCCGCTTTAGCTTCGGGCGGGGCGGCGGCCAGTATTTCATCGAGCAATTGCGAGGCATCTGCCATAGTCACTCCTTATTCCATTATGAACCCATTATACAATAGCGGAGTGGAAAGTGCAAGGGGTGCTGGCCGGAATGGGGAAAGGACATTTGGGTTATGTCCGCGTAACGCCAATGAGTTATATATCAGCCTCCGCACAACCGCCACCATTCAGCACTTTTTCGGGGCTCGAAATTTTTCCCCGCCCCCCTGTATGGTACCGGCCCGGATCGTCCGGCCAGCCGGTATCACGTCGGCATGGTGCGCTGCAGCATGGGGTGGATGCACTATGCTGGTGCGCCGTATCGTGCACCAGTTCCGTGCACGGTTGGGCATTGCATCCTGTGAAATGCGATTGCACATTGTGGAGTGACAATAATTGTTGTCACATTGTGCCGAGGATTGTCACATTCCATTGGGGCCAATTGGGAAACTCCAATATAATCAATGGGTTACGATTGTTTCAGATCAGGCATGGCGATTGCATGTAGTATTACATCCGCCAATGTCGGCGGTAACAATGGAGAACCAAAATGGAAACGAAACGCAAAAGCAACAGTGTGGTAACCGTGCAACAAACGGAAACCGGCCTGACATTCAATGTCATTGGTGCGGGCGAATTCACGCTGGACATGGGCAAATTGCATTCTGACGTGTTGCAGCGCGCTGCATTTCACGGCATGAAACAGCGCATTGCTGATGCGGCCGCAATCGCCCGCGACCAGTCAACGGGTCAATCGGCATCCCCGACGGACAAATATGCGGCAATGAAGGCGCTGGCCGACCATTACATGACCGGCACGGCTGAATGGTCGCGTCGTGGCGAGGGTGGTGGTGGCGCAAAATCCATTACCATTGAGGCTATTGCCCGTGTTCAGGGTGTGGACTACGCCACGGCGGAGGATGCGGTCAACCGGCTGGCCATGCGGAAATTCGACAATGACCGCGCTGCCGCATTACGTGAATTGTCGAAATCGCCCAAGGTTCAATCGGCAATCGCGGCCATTCGCGCCGAGCGCATTCCCAAATCGGATATCAACGCCGATGCCCTGTTGACCGAATTGGAATAACCAGATATAACCCGTTGACAACAGCGGGTTATGTCGGGCAATTCCGCCCGCATTGGAGGCATATTATGTTTGAAATTGTGCGAATGATAGCGGGCTTAACATTATGTATTAATATCGGCCCAGTATCAATGCGGATAATTGTATCCGAAAGCGAGCTGGCAAGTTTACGTGATGTTATCGCTAAATACTTTAATTAACATATAACCAGATTAGGCCGAGTGACAGTCGGCCTATTCGGATTATTCTGGGGCATAACACATTGCCATTATTGCCGGATAACGCATTGGCGGATAAGTAAAGGCGAGCACTTCTCCTTCTCCATCAATTAATTTCTCCTCCTCCTCCTCCTCCATGATACCGGCCTCCTATTTTTTAAATAAGGTTCCCAAAAATGGGGGTTTATAGTTTTATTTTTTTCTTTTTTTTTTTTTAAATACTCTTAGTACCCTTTTTATTTTAGAGTGTTTTTAATAAATGGGAAGGGGGGATGATGGAGGAGGAGGAGAAGAAGAAGTTTTTCGATGGAGGAGGAGAAGGGAT